GACCTTGTGGTCGATGTCCTGAAAGAAAAAAGTTGCAGAACCATGGCGAGGTAAAGAGCCCGACCGGGATGCCTACCGCATCGGTCTCCGGCAGCAGTCTTTCGTGCGTGGCCATCGGCTGTTGAAAGCTCGCGATGATCCGATCTGCCAGGCGCAGGAACTTCTTATCTTTTATCCTGCGTTGCAGCTTTTTCCGGAGTTCTTCGTGGTTCATAGTTGGATAGCATTTTCGGACGTCCAGCTTCAGGACGTACTTGGTATGCTTCGGATCCTTCCTAATCCACTTCTCGATCGCGGTCTTTGCTCCATGCGTTCCTTTTCCCGGTACGCATCCGCAGCTGAACGGATAGGCGCTATGCAGAACGATCTTTTTGAAAATACGAACGAATGCGTGATGCACGCACTGATCTGGCCAGAATCGCGGGATTGCGATGTCTCTGGTCTTCTTCTGAATGCCATCGTTGATTCGTCGCATTGTGTACTTGGCTGGTATGAAGGTTTCCTCATCCAGCATCCTCTGCAGCTCCAGCGCGTGTCCATCGATGTCCTCCAGGACCTTCTGGACCTCTTTGCGCTTCCGCTTATGTCTCGCCGCATCCTTGATCGCTTCCTTCAGGTTGTCGATATCTCGGACGTGCTCGAATAAGTGACCGACTCGCTTCGTGTATTTGATTGGTGGTAGCTTGTCTTGCTTTTGTGTATCTTCCATGAATGGCTATCTCCTTTCAGACTCTCTTTGTTAGCCTCGCTGACTTTCCAGCTCCATTCCTGGCGTACTAACCAGCGCCATTCGCGGCCTATTTTTACCAAGGGGTAAGGAAGCGCACCTGCGGCATTATCTTAACGAATAATTCGATGATGCCATATAAAATCGAGAATCTAACAAAGTGGGCGACCGCCGATGTTCCAGTTCGTATTACCCGTACCGTTGTTACAGTTCCGGTAGAAAGGCCCGGCATTCGTACCGTTGTTCACGTTACCGCCAGAGATCACCAGCCGCGCGCAGTTACGCTCCCTGTGTTTAATTTTCTTTATTGGCAGCAGGCGCCTTCGTCTTTGCGCCTGCCTATTTTTCAGTTATGCTGCCGGTAGTTCCGGGGGATAAAGGTCCCCCGGTCCCCCTTTAAATGGCAGCCTTGCGGCAATGAGGGCGACCGCCGACGCTCCAGATCGCATCACCCGCACCGTTGTTACAGGCCCGGTAGAAAGGCCCGGCATTCGCACCGTAGTACACGTGACCGCCAGAGAACACCAGCGTTCCGCCTTCGCTGCTGTAGTAGTAATCGCCGATATATGCGTCGGCTCCACCACCTACCTCAATCGGGAGCTCGTATTCCGGATGCAGGCTGTCGAATCCCATCTTTTTGATGAATCCTTCGTTTGTCGGGCATACGTAGCCGAGCTTCTGGTAGTCTCCGGTGTATGTGTCGTCTGCGTAGCTTGCACGCTTATTGCAGCAGTAGTGCTGGCGGTTCTTGATGTTGACTCCGTCTCTAAACTGCCACATGTTGCCGAACCAGTCCTCGATCCATAAGAAACGGACCGCACGTCTTGAGCCGAGCTTTACTCCTGTTGGCCCTTCGGGATCCTCCAGGCATCCGTTCGGGCATTTCATTGCGGTTGTCTCGCCGGTGTTCTGAACGCATGACCAGATCACGTTGCCTTCTGTGATATCCACTGGAGGTCCGTCGAAGTAGATTTCTGTCGCTGCCTCCACCTCTGTGGAAGTTTTAAATTCTGTGATTGTTCTGCCCCATACGATACTGTGGTTCCAGAGAGCTGTTCCGATGGCGATCTGCTGGCCTACGAAGAACTGTGCAGCTCTGTCGCTTGCGATCGTGATGCAGTTGGCTGCCTTCTTTGTTTTCAGAGCTTTGTCGTCGCCATTCTCTCTGAAGCCGGTACGACCTGCTCCGAGGATTCTCTGTGCCTGGGTTCCTGCGAACATGATAATAAACAGGTGATCGAGCAGGAACATGTTCCATACGTCGTCAAGCTGCCAGTTCGCTCCCTTGTTGCGACTGCGGGTTCTGAAGGTTGCCCTGGTTGCCTCTGTGAGTGGTGTCGCTCCGGCAATCGAACGGATGACATCCTTGGCTCCTGTTGCTGCATCTTTTCCTGCGGATCCGTTGAAGATCGGGATGTAGATCTTGTCGCTGATGTTGCTTCCGTCTGTGAATGCAGGGTTGACGTGCAGGCCATCCACCGGTGCGGATGATACCCAGCGGTATTCCCACTCTACTCCGTCGCTATCCGTCTCAAAGTAGCGGGATGTGTAGCAGAGCGGCATTTCCAACATGACGTCTCCGTTATCTCCGGTCCAGGAGAAGTTGGCGTCTCCCAGGTATGCGGTGACTTTTCTGTCTTCTGAAAGGTTGCACGGTCTGCAGGCATTGTATGGATATACCGACTTCATGAAGTCGTTCTGGACGTCTCCGGTTCCGACTGCTGCCTTGGCTGTAAGGCCGACAGCTCCACCGAGTCTCTCCCAGCTCTCTGCGCCGCAGCTCTGCTGGCCGACTTTCTTCCTGGCTCCGTATTTCTTCACGGCTGCCTGTTCGATGATGGTTACTCTGTCTGCCAGTGCTTCCAGGTCGCTCTGCAGCGCCAGGCCTCCTGCGGTCACGATTGTGACGCTTGATGCGTTGGCTACCTCCAGGTAGTAACTCATGGAAATGACGGACGGGATCACGCCATTGTATGCTGGCATGTAGTCGCTGGTGCTTGCGGTTGCGATGCTGTATAAGATTTCGCCATCGTCCGGATCCTGTGCAAAGATACCGAACTCGCGGATTTCATATCCTGATTTCAGGACGTCCGTGTCGCTGGTCTTATTTGTGATCGCTACCTTCAGAACGAGTGTACTTCCGTTCTGGATCTCTTTGCTGTGGATTGGCAGTGTCTGCACTGGTGCCTTGAGTGACGTTCTGGTGTCTGTTGCCTCTCCGGAGCTGTACTGACCGGATCCGGTCTGCGCCTTCGTGATCTTGATTGTGCATCTGCCCGCCTGGGCTTTTGCCAGGAGCGCTTTTCCTTTTGTGGTCAGTTTACTTGGATTCCAAATAAGCATTGATTTATTCCTCCTTTATGACTGTTGTTGTCTGATAGTCGATGTTTGCTCTCATGGCTGCTCTTTCGCTTTGTGAGAGGTCCGCTTTGCCGGTTTCTGCGTTCAGCGCGTGGGTGCTTTCCTCTGATGCATTGGCTGGCCCGACATCGATGGTGCCGGATGCCTCCGTGGCTCCCTGATTATCATTCAGGACGTATGTGCTTCCTTCGGTGCCGGTTGCACTTGCGATAAATGCTCCGGCCGTAGCCTGGACGTCTCCTGCTGTGGTATTCAGAGCGTAGGTCTCTGTAACCGGTGCGGCGACTGCTGCCACGTTCATTCCTTCGGTTGCGTCTGTATTTGATATCTCGTGATTGCTCACGGTGCATTCATTTATTGCTGTGATGCAGGTGGCCATGGTTGCTGCTGAGTGGAGTTCTCGCAGCACGGTCACCCTTCGAATATGGGACTTTGAATTCTTGACCTTTTTAATGACTGAGGTCAGCTCGTTGATGATGTCCTTTGTCATCAGCGCCTCCGTCTCCACATCGAATGTGTTCGCTTCGATCGGCGGCTCGGTAAAGTCGAACCACTCGATCAGTCTCGCATCGCCTCCGAACACTGAGGCGATCAGTTCCTCTGTTGCTTTGACTGTTCCGGCTTGTGTGTACCACTTGAGCGTGTTCTTTATGATTGAGCGCTTTGTCTCGATGTCTGCGCCCTGGTCGTAGTACATGGCTCGCATCTCCACGGCCAGGTAGTCCAGCGTGGATTCTGCCAGGTGGTCAATGTCGCAGGAGCTGCCTACGCCTGCAGCTTTTTCCAGCATTCTAATGATTGCCATGTGCAGCGCGTAGCTTATGCTCTTAAATTCCGGACTTGTCTCATCCGGCCAGAGGTCTGCGAGCTCTCCGTTTCTAATATCAATCATCCTCAACACCTCCGTATGTCACGTTCTTGCTTGTGCAGTACGCGATGGAAGTGCCGCCGATCTTCTGAAAGACCGGACTCTTAATCTCTACCCTCTTGGCTCCTGCTGCAGTCACTCTCTTGATCAGCTCCGAGCTGTTGATGTCTCGGCCGATCTTAGACTGCTGCCAGGTTACGAAGTCATCCACTGCCTTGGCGACCTCGCTCTGGATTGTTGCCACGGATCCTGAATCTGAAGAATTGATATAATAGGTCAGGCTGATGCTGTAATTCACCGCTGTTGGCGCCTTCACGACGACCTTGTCAGTCAGCGGCCGGATGTTCGGATCCGTGATGTACTTCGTCAGCCCTGTGATCATCTCCTGGCTTGGGATTCCGTCATCCATCAGGAATACGATGTCTACCTCGCCTGGGTTGTCACTTGAAACCTTGACGTCTGCGATGGTGCTGTTGTAAGTCTTTACCCAGTAGATATATGCTTCCTCGGTTCCTGCTGTTGAATAGCGGGACGGTGCGATGTAGATTCTGTCCTTCAGGGATTCGTCGCTCTCCGGATCTGCGCCGCCATCTGTTTCCGTGGTGTTGGTCACGCTCTCTATGTACGGGATCGGATCCACGAGTGTCTGGATGGCTCCCTCATGGATTCCATTCAGATCTACGCCGGTCTCGATGGAAGTGCAGGCCACGTCGACTGTGGTCTCTCCTGCTTTAATCTCCGCATACTCATCGGTCGTGAAGTACGCCTCGCCATCCGTGACTCTGGTTCCGGCCGGGATTGCTATTGCTCCGGTCTGCGCCTCTGAAAGTGTGAAGCGCATCGTCACGGTCGCTGGCTTGGCAGCAGTTCTCTCGATGCCCTTGAGCGCTGCCAGGTTGTCCAGGAAGGCTCCGAATGCGTACTTGAGAAGGTTCTGCTTTCCGGCTCTATCGACGTACATGTACATCTGGTAAATCTGCACGCTGCAGGCGTATAAGATCAGGGCGATCGGTTCGCCTCTGTCCAGCACGGTTTCTTCTCCGGTTTCCTCCATGTATTTGTCCTGGTAGTCCTGGAGCATCTGCTTCTGGATTCCATCCAGATTGATGTCGTCATCGATGAAGCTGACGTCCGGGAGTCTCTCGATCTGTTCGATTGCCATGCTCTTTTTACCTCCTTCCTAAGTAAATATCTAGCTCCAGCACGCCTTCTTCGTCCTGGGTTCCTTTTATATCCTGAAGCTCCAGGCTTGGTATGTATTCGTCCATCGCCTCTGCGAGCTCCACTGTGATCATGTTGATTGCGTCCGGCCCTGGCATGTCAATGAAGATCTGTGTCAGACCGTATCCCCGGCTTCCAGGGATAGATCCTTTTCTTGTGATCATCATCGCTTCGATGATGTCGTTGGCCAGTTCCAATTCATCCGGTTCGATGGAACCGTCCGCGTCTTTGATCTGGTTAATTCTTATAAAAGCCACTTAGATTCCCTCCCTTATGAATATTCCATGAATGTGACGTCGATCTTAGCTTTCACAAGCTCGCCCTTGTTGTAGATCGTGTTCCAGGCCTCCGATGTTGCTGTGATTGCCATTTTATTGGAGCCCATGATTTTGCCTCCAATGACCAGGTATTCCACCTGTCCGCTCCGGTTGGCTTTCCGGATCTTCTCGACCATGCTTCTTGGCTTCACGCCATGCTCTGCAGATAGCGTGATGGTAAGAGTGACGCCCATTGTATCCGGACCGCTAAATTCTCCGCGCGGCACGTTCTGAAGGATGTTGTGCTTCGTCCATCTGGAGTCCTGCGATACCTTGATATCTTTAGCTGTCAGGATCTTCTTGCTATTGACCTCGAATATCAGATCTGTGCCCCAGCAGCCGAGTGTTCCTTTTGCTTTTGCACGGTTCTTTGATTCATCGGTCTTCTTCTTAGTATCTGTTTTCTTTTTGCTGTTAGCTTTTTTTGTCTTTGGCTTTTTGGCCGGTTTCTTCTTGGCCGCAATGCTGGCCACGGTCTTCTTTTTCTCTGCGACCGTTTTCAGGTATTGGCCATAAGCCCAGCCCCATCTTCCTTTGTACTTTACGTGGTACCATCCGCTTTGCTTTTTCCCATCTCCGGATACTGTGGTTCCGTATGGCATTGCTGTCAGGATGGTTCCGTTCGGCTTGCTTCTCACGCGGAGCCCTGACCTCGCTGTGACTTTGTATGTCGCCATCTGAATACCTCCTATCCTTTGATGTGATTGATAATCTCGGCCACGGTGATGCTTCCGCTCTTTGTGGCCAGTGTGATCCTTGAAGCGTCGAGCGTGATTGCTGGCGCGTGAATCTGCAGCGAGCTTCCTGAATACTGCAGAAAGGCTTCACCGATTGCCTGCGCCAGGTCTTTTCTGTATACGCCTTTGCCGCTGACCGGTGGTCTGTGGCTGCTGTTCCAGTACGTTCCGGCCACGATTCCCATCGCGGATCCGTTGGAAAGATGAACGACCAGCACGCTGGCTCCGACCTTCGGCATCTTGTATTCATCGTTAAATGTTAAATAAGGGAGGTCATCGGTCACGGAATTGTCGAGATCCGGATATGTGACCTTGATCATCCCGCTTCCGTAATCAACGGACGAGACCTTCCCGATTCTGATGGTTCTGTCTGCCATGATTTACCTCCTAGTCAAATGTTCCCTCGTCTACCCATCCGTAAACGTTCGACGAGCTGTCTACGTGTATCAGGTGCCATGGATGTGCGTGGCCATTTCCTCTGCAGTCAGGTCCGAGCGTTATCTTTGCCCTGCCTGCTCTTGCGCTGTAGCCTCGCGCTCCTGGATATGAACTGTAGTAATGTGTACCGCCGTGGAAGTTTACAATGTCGCCGACTTTGTATGTCTTCTTTGCCGGTGCCGCTGGTGCCGGTGGTGCTGGTGGCGGATCTCCTTTGAGCTGCTTCTGACACTTGTGCAGCTGAATCTCTTGTGTGGTTCCGCTGTCTGATACTTTGGTCTTCACTTCGTCCACGAAGTATTTTCCATCCGCTTTGCCGAGGTCTTTCACTTTTACGCAGATTCCGGCCACGATTTCTGGCCTTGCGAATATCGTTCCTGTGAGTACGGTTGCTTTTTCGTTCTCCAGATTGACCTTTGCAGCAGCTTTGTATCTGGCGTCGTTCTCGCTGTCGCTCTGCTCGCTGATTTTCAGCGTCCGGGCTCCTTTTGCTTTTTCTCCAACCAGTCCGACATAGATGC